CGAGATACTTAATCTTAATTGTGTCGAGGCAATGAAGTTTCTGTCCACGCTTCTTCTCATTCCGCGAGGGTGGGGGGATGTAGACAAATTCTTCCGCAAGCTGCGCAGTGGTGAGGCTTACGCCATGCTTTCCGGCAGACATGCGCCATGAGAACCAGTCAAATGCCCGTTGCTCGTAGGAGCTAGGGCAAATGCTGAAGAGGCGGAGGTAGTCGTCACCGACGATCGCCGTCCACTTTCCGGACTGGCTCATGGGAGTGTCCAAACCAGCTTTCCGCTCGTCTTCGAGGGCAGCCTCGTCGAGGATCAGGTTCTGGATTGTCATGAAAATGAATGATAGGGCTTCCCCCATCATGACACCTGTTTGGTGGTCCCGCGCATCCACGTACTTTATAATCCCGTAGGGGCAATCGTACACAAATGTGTGAGGAGAGGTTAGTAATGCCGCACAGATCCATACGTGGACTGGCACATTCACTCCCTTCTCCTGCAAGCCACGCAGATAGCTGTTCAGTAATGAATCAGCCATTGGCAGGCCTGTGGAATCTGTACACCGTGACACATCGGAGGATGTGGATAATCGCTTGCGCACGTCCTTAGGGACATATCCAACGTTCTTCGATAGTGCCCAAAGCTTAGAGGCTGCCCGGAATCCGATCCCCACACGGGGCTCGGCTGCCGCAAGGTTACCCTGGCACCAACCTCTAGCTGACTGACCTATTCGAGCGTAAGAGGCCAATCCTATCGCTAGGCATCGGCCCTTCCAACCTTCCTCAGGTAATACTACAACCTTGGAGGGTATGGGACGTGTCCCAAGGGTAACCTTGGACTCGGGGTCCATTTCTGAATCCTGATCCCAGAGTGGTAGGTCCGCAAGGACCGTTCCATTCAGGGCAACATACTCACACTCGGATAAGATCCAAAAATCCAATGCCAACACTAGGTTTGCACCTATCTCATTCTCCGTAAGGGTTGATAAAAGTGTCGGATCTTTGGATTCCGGTAGATAGATATCGATTAGCGTCACCGCTTTAGCCTGCAAAGGGATCCATACTCTCTCTCCGCTTGCATCTATTACAGTCTTTCCTGCGTAAGCAGAGAGGTCCCAAGTCCTGTGAAGGGCTAGGTTCCACAACTCTATTAGATGTGCGTTCTTTCCTCCATCTGCGGTAACCTTTTCCC